AGTTGGTGCTTGAGCTGGAACTGGTGCTGTAATGGCTAATCCCATAATTTTATTCCAAGTACCATCACCTACTATACCATCAGCAATTAAACCGTTTTTAGTTTGAAATGCTTTTACTGCTGCTTCAGTTGCAGGACCAAAATTACCTACAGGATCTACTCCTAATTTTTGTTGTAATAACTTAACGTTTTCGTTGTTATCGCCTTTTCTTAATATCATATTTTTAAATTTTAATAAGTTACAATTTTACCATAAATATCAGTGTTAGGATATCTCACTTCAAAGATCATAGGATCTAAAGATGGATATACTACTCCTTGTTTTGTAGCGGCTGCTATATCGTATGAATAAAGAGAGTAATTTCCACCAGCTAAGTTTTCAATATCTACATTAATTACTGATTGAACTCCTTTAATAGCTCCTATTAGATTATAAATGTCTGAATATATAATTGGTTGATTTATTTGCCATTTAGATATATTAAAATAATCTTTTAAAATGTTTATACAATTAGTTAATACTTCCTGTGAATTATACGCGGGTAATATAGATATGTCGAAATTAACTTTTATATTAGCATAATACGCGTCTTTAATTAATACAGCATCACTCATCATTTTATTATATGATAAGTATGTTTTTAAGTTTTGTTTTACAACATTTGATGCTCTAGTTATTTTACCATCAATATCATTTGATAAAATATAAACTGATAACGCTAATGGATTGTTAGTGACAAAGTTTTGTTTGTCTGTATCATTTGCTATTAAATAATCTTGAGTCACATAAGCTTTACTTATATAACCAAATTTAGAAGGTAATGATAAAGTTCTAACTAAATAATCAGCCTTAGTTACATTTCTATTTTGAGTAGGAAAGTTAGCTAAAGCTTGTAATCTTATTTCCTCAGTTGTTTCGCCAGGTCCACCACCAGATGAAGGTTCAGGATTATTAAAACGAACTGATCCATTTATGATAGAAACTATAGATGAATCTAAATTATATGAATCAATAAATGTATTCACAGTTTCATTTAAACCTATATCATCACTTGGTAAATTAGCTTTAATACCTCCACCTACTAAGTAAGTTACTGTTAATGTAGTATTTGAAGGAGCAATACCATATTCATTTGTATATTGGAAGTTTGATGGATCATAAGCCATATTCATTTTACTTATACCATCTACTAAACCTATACCTACATTATCAGGATTAGGAATAATTACTTCGTCAGGTGATGATGTTACTCCACTACCAAATTCTAATGTTAAATTATTATCATCATCAAATCTAGTAGTGAAACGTCTATCTACTTTTTTAAGTCTTAATAAGAAACGAGCACTATTATCTTCATTATAATAATTAGGTTCGTTAATAGGTAAATTTAAAGATTCATCAAATACTGTATCTTGAGCTAAGTAAGGTACTTCATACCATTGATTATTATCACTATCTGTAATACTAATTACTTCAATAATATCAGATTCATTAATAGTTACAGTTGGGAATTGTTCTGGATTATTGAATGTAAAAGTAGCTGTTTTTACTTGACCTGATACTGCTTCTACTTGTTTTTTAAGTAAATAATATTGTGGGTTAGTAGTATTATTATAATATTGATAAACTACAACTTCAGTTGGATCAAATGAAGATGATTGTTTAAAATCAACTGAATCTTGAATTAAGAAAGTAATATCAGGATTTGAAATTGATTTAATTGATGAATTTTTCTCTATTCTTAAAGTGTATCTCCAATCTGGTTCAAATAAAGGAGCACCATTAGATGGTATTAGTTGAAATGCATCTAGTGTTACAGATGCGGCAGAGGTTAATTTTGGTCTATATCCTAAAGCATAAGCTAAAGCAATAATATTTTTACGTTCTTGAGCGTATAATAATAATGTTTCTTGTAACTGAGTATCAGTATAGAATGATAAAACATCACCTACATAAGCAGCCATTTCAATAAACATATTACCAGGAGCAGATGGACTAAAGTCCATATAACTGTTCTTGAAATATGTTCTAGCATAATTGATTAAATCAGATTTTAAAGTATTAAAATCCTTATCAAAATATTTAATATCAGGTACATTCGCCATTATTGTTGAGATAAAGTATTGGTTTCAACACTTATTACTAAAGTGTCAGGTTGGTTGCTTATAGAATAATCTAAAGATATATTTACTAAATTATTATCAGATTGTCTTCTAATTGTTATATCACGAATAATAATATTCGGAACATAAGCATATATTTCATTTTCTAATTTAGCAGATACTGAATCAAAACTAGTATCTGGTTCAAATAGAGATGCTCTTAAATCACCACCAAATGTAGGGTTAAATAAACGTTCGCCTTTATTAGTTAATATGTAATTAATTAGGTTAGATTTTACTTGTTCTTTAGTAGTGGTGGTTGTGTTAAAAACACTTGTATCATTATTAAAGACTACACTAATACCTATTCCTTTAGGTTGTCCTACATCTTGTGGATTTAAGGTATATGTTGGTCTTTTTAACATTATAATTGTCCTTTTTCTTTCATTGTAGCCATTAAACCACTAAAATCAGGTACAGCATCAATTTGTACTTGAGACACATCACCAGCAGGTCTAGCAGTTGATAACATTTGATCTACACTTGTCACAACAGCAGTTTCATTCATTAGGTTACCCATTCCAAAAGATTGAGCGTTTGATGAATCATAACTTCCCATTGAACGGAAATCTCCATTCACAGCAGTTTCATTTAGTATATCATTTAATATACTATTGTTTGCAAACATAGTTGGAGTAACTGGTTTTGCAGGGATTGAATCTTTAATTGAATCAACTAATGAATTTTTAGTTTCAACAACTGTTTTTTTAGGTTCTGGTGTTTCCAGTAATAATCCTAATTCTTCTCTTACAACTTGTTGTACTTCTTCTCGTACAACTTTACGTAATAATTTTACAAAGGTATCTGTCTTCATGTTTATAAATATTTTTATTATCCAAGTATTTGCTTAAGTTCTTCAAGTAATTGATCTTCATTACGAACTAAACTAGGTGCAGTTTGAGTTATTTTTAAATTACTGAATTTTTCATATGCAACTGCTTGTTTAGCTCCAGATGGAGTGGTAATTATTCTAATTATATATTCTTTATTATCTATATTAGTATATTCATACTCTAATGTTTGAGTTGATTTTTTATTAATAATATTTACTAAATCTTCATTTAAATTATTAACTACATCACTTGTTGGTTGTGATGTGATAGTGAAACTTAATGAATTTAATTTATCTAATATTTTACTAACTAATCTTTTAAATACAGATAATATAGCAGTTAAAACTGTTGTTATTAATATATAATCATTTATTTTTTCTTCTATAGGTGGTATTTGAGCAGTAGCCTCAGCGGCAGCTGCTGGATCACCACTAGCTAAACGAGCTTTTAGAATAGATAAATATAATTTAGCTGCTGCTAAAGCAGCTAGAATTACTTTAAGTAATTTAAGTAAAGTATCAAGAGTTGTTTTAAGAATATTTATAGTCTTTTTTAAACTTTTAACTTTATTATCAAAATCTTCTTTGAATTTTTGATAATTTCTATTATCTTTAGGAGTAAAAACTATTTTACCTCCATTAACAACTACACGACCTTTATTTTTTAATTGTTTTTTAGTTTTATTTATTAATCTATTAATTATAGCATTAGCTGATTTTTCAGCATTAATAAAATTAGATAATACAGGTAAAAGAACTGCTACAATAGCAGCTTTAGCTCCTGCTGGAGATATTTTGGTTTGTTCTTTTAAAAAATTAGTTTTATCATTAGTAGCCTTTTCTAAATCTTCTTTCCTTTTCTTTTGTTTTTCTTTTGTTTTATTAACAATTTCTTCACTCTTATTAAGCTTTTCTTGTTTATCTATTTTATCTTTAGCATTAGTAACTGATTCATTTGTTGCTTGAATATTATCTGAAGTATTAAATGTTGAAGCTATAAATTTTTCGTTAGCGATAAATTGAGTTTTGATTTCTTCAATAATAACGGCATCTGCTGGATTGTTTGGATCTAAAACTCTTCCATCCCGTTTGTATGTACCATTAATAAAAATATCACTTGTGGTTTTACTTGGGGTATTACTTGGAATATTATCTGAAGTAGAAGTCTTAGCTCTTTGTTCTTCTTGAACTATTTTAATTTCTTTTGCTTTTGGATCATTAGAAAAAATAAGAGTAATACCTGTTTTTCTATCAGACATTGCTTTTAAATATACTTCTTCTCTTTGTAAAATTCTTCTATTACGATTATCACTAATATATAATAAATCTTGTATTACATCATATAATTGGGATTGCCAAAAATCTGTTTTTTCTCGTGGTAAAGAATCATAAACAAGTTCATCATTTCTATATATGGAAAAATATTGATAACCATCATCATCATATTTAAGCTCGTATTGATATTTAGGTTTAGCCATATTATATAGTAAATGAAGTTGGAGATTTAAAATCGTCTAACTTAAGTTTTATTTCTTGAAATTTACCTTTTAAAAAAGTAGCTGGTATAATTAATAAAGGAGGTACAGCTGCTAAAGCAGTCACCATATCACTATAATCGGATACAGCTTGCATCATTTCAGTTAATATTTCATCTAATTGTTCACCTTTAACTACAGGTTCAGCAGATCCATTTTTATCTAATCCAAATTGTACTCTAGGAGCATTAACAAGAAACATATTTGTTTCATTATCACTATCTACATTACCAACGTCAATTGTTACTTTATCACCAGCAGATAAGTTAATATAACGTTTAGAATTAAGATATATATCATTTGAACGTGAGTTAAAAACTAAACGTCCTGATGATAATACTATCTGTTCTCCACTATATCCTTTAATTAATTCTGCCATTATATTGTTTTTCCTGGATCTGTAAATTTACCTATAAATTGAAAAGCATATGTTGATCCTACTCCTGGTCTATTTGCTACTGTAGACCATGTATTAATAGTAAAATAATCTGATATTTCTCCTTTTCCTGATGAATTTGATACAATAATATATGAGTTCTTTTTTTTAGTATCAATTACAAATCCTATATGTCCACTTTTTTCTTTTGTTGTAGTTACAATAATATCTCCAGGTTGAGCATTTTTCCAATTATCTCTTTTTCTCCAATTTATAGTATCTTTAGAAATAAGATTATATATACCAGTTGTTCCATATTCGAAATTAATTTCTTTACCTGGTTTTGGTGGTTTGGATTTATAATTTATACCATGTCCTGTAGCTCTCATATATATTATTGATACTCCAACTCCGCAACCTTTACCTGCAGGTTGGTAAACTCCTTTTGGACTTGTACTTGATATACCTGGGATACCTTTAGTAAAAGTCCCTATACTAGCCTTAGCAGCTGCTACAAAGCTATAATATGGTGCTACATCACGACTACTATTTCTAGGAAGAAAATTATCAGGTGTTGAACCGTTTTTACTAATAATTATATTATTATAACTAACATTTATTTCTACTGAAGTTTCATCTTTTGAATAAACTGTCTTATCAGGAACTATTTCTGTATCTATTTCTAAATCTATATCTTCTGTTGCAAATGCTTGAAAGTATTCTTCTTCATCAGCAGGTAAGAAATTAGCTATATAAATACCTTCTTCAATTTCTTCAGGTGTCAATGGAGATGGAGATGGAGAGGGAGTTGGTGTTGGAGATGGTGAAGGTAAAACTGATGCTACTATTATTGGTAATTGAAGATTATCAGGTTCATTTGGTTGAGCTACTACTACTTCACTTTCTGTAACATTTTCATCTAATGAATCAAAATTTTTACTAGCTAAATCTTCAATAGGTAAAGGATTACTTTCAACATTTGTTATAAAAATACCACTTGAAAATGCATTAGTTTGTACATTCACATCATTAACATCAATTTGATCATCTAATAATTTTTGTTGATCAGGAATAACATTACCAACAATACTTACAAATTGATCATTCATAAGCATACCTCCTCCACCTTCATTTTGAATTAGAATATCTGTAGGTTTTATTTTAAAAGGATATACTTTCTTAGCCATTAGGTAAACCTATTTGTGATTGATTAATATTATCTTTATTAACTGTTACATCTGGTGTTTTAGGAGATATAGATGTAGATACTTCAATTGTATTATCATTAACTGAATTCCATATACCTATTGGATTTGGATCATAATACACTGTGTTAGTACCTGAAGCTCCAGGTACTGTAATATCTATGTTTGGTCCTACTTCTAATCTAACAACATATCCTGGTTTTGGTAAATGAACCATGTTGGTATTCATTGGAAAGGCAGAAGCTATTTTATTAGAAGCTAAATTATTAATAATAGGAGTATATTTTATTTCTCTTGTTTCAGAATCAACAGCTCTTACAATACCGTAATTTTTAGTAGCATTAGGTAAAATTGATGATAAAGTAGAAGAACCAACACCAAATGATTTTTTTGGTCTAGTAGTACCAGTTCTTATAGTATTTTCTGATCCCATTAGTTATTATTTGCTTCTAGTTGTTTTGGTTCAATAGGTGCAGTCACATTATTAATTTCTTGAAATAATAATTCCTTATCACGATCACTTAACACACTTCCATCTCCATCATTACCAATATTATTCATTGCACGTTGTACAATACCAGCCATTTTGATTAAGGCATCATCATTTTTGATACCTAATTCCATATATTCTTTTAATAAAGGAACAAGCATCATTGCATCACCTGGCTCCTGTATCATAGGTTTCAGTTGATCAATTAATGATCTTATTTCTTTTTCTTTACGTACAGAGTTTTTATATATATCCTCTAGTAAGTTAGAAAAAGATTTACCTTTAAATAATTCTTGATTAAAATCCATTACTTATATAATTTACATATATAAATATGAAAGGTATGAAAATTTAAATTGACATAGTTATATGTCCATGTTCATAATATTGATTATACTTTTTAATATAAACCAATTTTAAACGTTTTATAATTTTCGTAATCTGAGGTGTTGAAGCGTCAGTTATTTCCTTTATATAGATATACAGTGCTTTTTTGTTAAAAATATCAATGTTATCATTTTTACGGAATAACTCTAATATAGCATCCGCAATTTGAGCATCACGTTGTTTAGGGAATAATGTGAATAAGTTATGATCTGCGTATTTAGTAAATTGTTGAAGAAAGGTAGGTGTTTTATCTTGATAAACATCTTTACCATTATTCATTATATCAATTAAAATTGTTTTATCCTCATCAACTGCTTCTACAGTTGCTTTGTCTTTTAGCTTCTTGTAGTTAGCGTTATTGTATAGGATAAGGTACCTTTTTGTAATAGTACCAAAATAACTAAATGCTTTTCCTTTTGTCTGGTCGTATAAATGTAGTTTTTCTAATAAGAAAGCTACTACTTCATGTTGGAGTTCTGGGATTGTATCAACTTCTGTATAGTAAAACTTAAAAGTATGAATGATATTTTCAGCCAGTTTATGAAATGAATAATTAATTTTTTCATTAAATAGTTTATTACGTTGTGCTTGATTTGTTAATGACAAATACTCTAAAATAGCATCTTCAGTTTCTTGAGTGAAGTATATATTAGCCTTTTTCGGTTTGCGTTTACGGACAGTCCCCTTCTTAGTCAGTAATACTTCTTCCTCAATCATGGTTTAGTAGTTTTTTAGATAATGATTTAATGAGTCTTGTATGTTTTTTAGACTATTAAAGAAGAAACCAATTTGGTCATCAGATTTAAATGCTTCTGTTAATTCAACTTCATTAAGCATTTTATTAGATTGGTCTACAATAGCAGCAATGCTATCAATGATTATTTTTTGTCTAGCAGCAATTTCTTCAAGTTTAACTACTTTTTGATTCAAGTTCCAAATGATATAGCCAACAACTGTGGCTATCCATAATACAATTGAAATAATTCCTAATATCATAAATTCTTCATTATATCTGCTAATGCCGGATTAGTCATTTGTTTCATAGCTTTCTGTCTAATAACCGGGTTAGCATTTTTGTTTAATTTAAAGTTATTGTTAGCTGGTTTAGCAGCTTGTTTTGGTCCTAATAGTTTAGGTAGCCATTCATTTTCAAACTCAATTCTTGCAGCTAATAAATCTGCTTGATGTAATACAAAAACAATTGAGGTACGTGGTTTAGTCTCTGGTGTAAAACCCATTAAATACGATTTATTAGCCTCATCATATAAACCGTCATGTGTTCTGATAGCTAAAAATTCGTTTTTAGAGTAACTTATACCGTTGTTATTTAGTAAAAATAAACCACGATCTGGTACTGACATATATTCAAGACGATCATTAAACATATAAGTCTCATTTAGTTTATCACGTCTCCATTGATCTGTTTGTTCAATGTACGAAGCATGATTTTCATCTCCAAATTTACCTAAGTCATGATTGATAGCAGCAAATACTAATTCTTCAAGTGTATAAGTATCTACCATACCCATGTCTCTCCATACAGCATCAATTTTAATAGCTGCTTCAACAACTCGGTTAATATGATCTACATACCCACCTGGAAAACAATTATGATATTGATTCTTGTGTGATGCAGGCATCAATATAAAACGGTCCTCATGTTTAGTATAGAACTCAATGAGTTTATCTTTACGTTCACCTGAGATATAATTATTAATATTATCTAAAAATATATCCCAATTTTCTTTAATTTTTTCTGCTTCTAACATAACCTATTTTTTGTTTAATTAATCTTGTTCTGAGTTGATTAAAGATCTAATGTCTTCAACTTGATTTTTCATAGTACTAAGCATATCCTTAGCTTCTACAGTGTTAAATTTTGGATCTGAAAAACGTGCACCAAAACCGGTTAACATATTTTCTAATTGATCTAATTTCTTTTGGATAAGTTCTTTATATCTCATTTTATGATTTGTTTAATAATGCTCACTAACTGTGGCACTGTGTCGAATGTACGAAGTGTATCTGTGGTAGCCAAATCTGTTTCTGGGAGTATAGTGATGACTTTATCATCTAAATCTAAGAATACTATAGGATAAGTAGAGGTTTTAAATTTATCTTCAATATTATCTGCAAAATCGGAGAATTGTTCTGCATCAATGTTCACATAGGATATCCCTGCTGCGTCTAGCTCACTTTTAAGCCACATGCAAGTATCACACCATTCAAGTGTTAATAATCTAACCTTTCCATCCTTACTCATTCCCTATCATCTCTTTATTAGTAATCATAAGTATAAATTATAATTATTTATTATTTTCTAAAAAATACGGTTTTTTCCTTGGGGAGCCAAGCTTTCTCACACACTTCTGAAAATAAGTTTTTAATGAAGTAAGTACCTGGCTTAAACTGAGGTACTTTGTTCTATATAAATATATATAAGGTATAAAATTCAATTTATTATAGGGGAGATATAGTGTATTTTTCACCTAATTGATTAACAATCTCAATAGCATCTTTTGAGTGCATGTAAAACATTTCTCTATTGCCTGATACTCTAACAGCGTCTAAATGTTTATGAAGTTCTTGTTCTAGTTTATAAGAATTAAAACATTTAAATGAATAAACTGGTACCCAAGGTGTAGGAACACCTGTTGCTCCTGATATTTCTTTAGCTCTATTATCTACATCTCGAATTGTCATTCCTATTTTTACCATATCTGGCATTGATTTATTTACTAAGACATAAACATACTCATTAGGAACTAAACTACCATCTTGATCAAGAGGACTATCTTGGTAATAAGTCACTTTATCCCAACCCTCATTATGAGGATCAGGAGTTAATGTGAACACAGTTGCTTTACTACAAACTTGATCTGGTGTTAAAACATTATTATTAATCATTTTATAGAAATGAGCATCATCATTTGTGATGCGTTTTAGTCCTTTCATAATTATTTAGTAATGTATTTAACTAAATCTTTATTTAACATCATCAATTTAAATTTATTTGGATTACTATTATAAATTGATTTTACCATATTATAACTAACATCAGTTGCAAATACTTTCTCAGTTATAATTTTAGTAATTCTTTCAATAATTGGTTTTTCAATTGGATTGTCTTTTGAAAAATATTCTAAGTAGTTACTAATCCTAGTACCTAATGTTGAAGCAATATCTGCTCTATATTCTTTATCTTTACCAACTAAACCTTTAATTGTATTCATCACATATTTTTCATCTTGGTTAATGATATTTTCTGGTGAAATCATCTTATCCAATTTATTATTAATAAACATAGTAAACAATGTACTAAACTCACTACCAACTGATCCCTCACCAATCATCTGAATTAACGGTAATGACTCCTCAAAGTTTTTAACAGATGATATGGAGTTGAAGAACATACTAACACTTCTACTGTTAACTTCTTTAGTTACTAACTCTGGATGCATCAGCATAAAGTTAATACATCTACCATCTAATTGATTCTCTTCAGCCCATTTACCCCAACATTTTAAATCAAACTTTAAATTAACTGAAATAAATCGTGTTTTCTGAGCGTTGTCAATACTATTAACTAAATAATCACCATTATCAGGATTAGCAGTTAAAATAATATGCCAATCTTTAGGTAACTTCCAGCTAATATATTGTTGTCTATCTACTAACTCCATTACAGCTTGAATGAATCTCATATCAGCTCTATTCCAGTCATCTAATAATAGAATACCACCTTTTTGTTTACCACTAATCCATTCCGGTGGACAATAACTCATACGATTTAAACCAGTAGAAGTAAATCCTTTTTTTCTATAATCTTCAACTGAATTCTCATCAACCCATTCTTTACTATCTTCACTTGTCATTTCAAACTGACGAATTGGAAAACCTACTAAGTCACCAATTTCTTCAATTTGTGCAAGATTCAATTTAACAAAGTTTAAATCTAATTCTTCAGCTAACTGAATAATAGAAGATGTTTTACCAATACCACTATCACCTACTACTTCAGTTGATACCATTGGTTTGTTGTTATTTTGTAAATAACGATTGTTATCAATAATATGTTTTAAGAAATTCTTTAATTCATTAACATTTAGTGATACTGATGCATTTGATTTTTTTGCCATAACTTTTATTTTAATTGTTTTTTATTTCTTATTGTATAATAAAGATAAGTAATTAACCGAGGTCATTATTACTTAATTTGTACTTTAGCTCCTGGTAAATTTTCATTAATTTTTCTACCTGAACAATGAACCCAAAGTGTTGGTTTACATGGTTGTGTTTGTTCAATCTCACATTCACCATCAGTTAAGTAAATTAAGTTTTGATATTTGTCTTTATTATTAAAAAGATATCTCATAACTGGTTCATAACTTGTACCACCTCTACCTGTTACTTCTTGAGATTCTTCTAATTGACCATTAAATTCATAAACACGACCAATTTCAGCGTCACACTCAACTACAGTAACTTGAGTACCTGTTTTCCAAATATGAGTAATTTCACTTAAAAATTCCTTTAAATCATTTTTAGAAACTGAACCTGATGTGTCAACAGCAACTAATGTGTTTTTCTTTTGTTTGATTTTTAAGGCAGGGTTACCATAAAAACGTTTATTCGGTTTACGTCTTGTTTTCTTAGTAAACACTTTAGAAGCCATACCATTGAAACGTCTTAGATAAGATCTCCAATCAATAACTGGTTCTTCACTTACATATAAACTATCAATTAATTCTCTTAACTCACCTGGTATATATCCTCTGTCTTTACTCATTTGATCAGCTACATCTTTCAATTGATGTTCAATTTGTTTTTCCATCAATTTCTTTTGAGCATCATCCATACCCTCAAATTGTTCCCAAAACTCATGAGAACCTTTAACAGTAACTTTAGTACCATCACTTAAAGTAATTTCTTTAGCCTCACCACTACCACTAGCATCTTTCATTGCATCTAACATCTTGCAAATATCTCCCTCTGGATTATCTTTACATTCCTTCATTAACAACTCATAATACTTTCTAGTACCTGCTTTTAAAGGCATTTTTAATTCTTTAAATGGTGACTCACCAATTTCCAAACCATTCCAAGTATCATCTTTATATTCGTTTTGAATATATTGGTTGATTTCAATATCAGCAGCCATGTTTAACATTTGCTTATCTGAAAATTCATCATACATATACAAGTGTTTAAACGCAATATGTAACAATTCATGTTTCAAAACTGCTACTTTACATTTATCACCAATTGTATCCCAAAAATCAGGACTAATAATTAACTTAGTATTAATACCATCTCTAGCAACACATGCTGTTTGAACAGTGTTACTAATTTCTTTATTCAAGCCAATCAAAAATAAACCATAAAATGGTTCTTTAAACATTAATGTTTTAGAATGTTTGGCTATGTCTGCGTGTAAATCGTCTATCATGTTTTTTTATTTATATAATAAAGATAATTAATTAACCTCGGTCGCAAAAACAATATCTACTAATGTTTCTGAAGCATTATTATTTAATCTAAACTCTCTATTAATATTATCTAGTAAGAACTTCTTAACAATCTCACCTTCTTTACCTTCTTTAAAATTTACTCTCAATCCAGTACCAAATGTTTTCCAATTATGATCCCATCTAATACCTTTAGTTTTTAATATTTTTAATAAACCTTTTAAATTAGTATTAGATTGTGTATATTTACTAGGTCTGAAATTAGTTGTATGATACAATTCATTTAGTAAAAATGAAATTGATAATAATGTTGGTTGACTAATAACTAAATTAGACATCATTTCAAAACCTAATTTAATATTAGATTTATCATCACTAAATAACATATCTCTTAAGATGGCTAAATATTCATCATCTAATTCAATACCTTCTTTATTTAAATCCTCAAAAAACTCCTCATCAAAAATAAACTTTGTTTTACCACTAAGAATATTTTTCTCATTATCACAAAGCATATTAATAATTTCTACTAATTTAACATTACGATAACAATTTACTTCCATTCCAAAAAAAGCAGATGTATTTTCTTGAAATTTTTCATATTCATTATGGAGAGTATTAAATATACTTTTAACATATTCACTATTTAAATTTTGTGGTCTAACATATACCACTCTATTTTTATCAATAGCATTATTAAATGTTTCAACTTGTCTATCAATAACCCAATTATGTTTAGCATTTGATAATAAATGTTTTTCAACATATGCTTCTTTAAAGAATCTAAATTCTTCAATTTTTAACATATTTTTTAAATCATTCATAAATCCTTTACTAATTAAAATATAATCAGCATGACCATGTTTTGATGTTTTCTTTAAATTATTATTCTTAATAAATTCTTTCAATTTAAAACGAGGTGTCTCACTTGCTTTAGAAGCATAAATAACAGCTCCATCTTTAATTTTTTGTGGTTCTGTATTATATATAATATCAATTATTTTCTTTAATCTTAAAGCATTAGGCTCAGTAACAAAATAATTATCCATATCCCAAGAATAACCACTCGAATATTGAATTTTTTTACTTTGGTAATCTTGATTAATATTTACGACAAAAGTTCTTTCTAACATATCTTTATTTTTTATTAATTAAATTAAATTGTTTTTGGATAAAAAAATCCAACTTATTATGTACATGGTCTATCTCATAGATACTACCTTTTTTAACTGCTTCTACTAATTTAGAAGTCCAATACTCAATTTTTGGGAGATAATTGTTTTCAAAACTTTTCATAACTTTATTTTTCTAATGATTTATTAATACTTTCAATAATGGATTCTGCTTCTTCTTTAGTAACCCATCCATCACCATCTACATCAGCTATATGTCCTACAAAAAACATATCTTCAAATTCTTTTAAATCTTTTAATTCTATCATATATTATAATTTAAATAACTGATTGAGGTCATTACATCTCTTTACAATCTTTAATATTAATTTTTAAATTCACTCTTTTATCCATTACATAAGTGTAAGCATAGATATACTTCTCAGTCATCTTTTCTATATTAGCTATATAGTTTCCAAACTGACATACTACAAACTCACCAGTTTTTCCATTCTCTAAAGAATAATAGCTAGTGTGAACATATTTAAATTTAGTACCTGATTGTAATTCTTTTAATGTCATAATCTTTTTTATTTTGTTTAATTAATATACTTAAAGATAAATAAAGAGCCGCGGTCATAAAAGACTGCGGCTCAGTAATAATAAATTTTAGGAAGTTAATTAATCGTTTCTTTCAAATACTTGGTCTAAATCTTTATCTTCAAATTTCATATCTTTCAATGATAGTTTGGTTTTAAGATGATCAATATACTCATTTTTCTGATCTATAACATGAACTAATTCTAAAATTTCATCAATTAGTTTTGATTTGTCTTCTTTTAATTGTTGAATTGTTTCCATTACATTTTAGTTAAACGTCCACTCTTATAGTAATATCGTTTCCAGTATGAGTTGTCTAATGAAGCTATATTAACTCCTGATTTACTAGATTGAATGAACTTGTTATCACTTAAATAAACGCCAACGTGACTAATGTCTCTAGTCTTGATTTTAAAGAATACTAAATCTCCAGTTTGTAGTTCTTCTTTATTGATTGTTTGTACATACTTGAATTGTTGTCTTGAATTTCTAGGCAGGTACTGACCCATTACTCTAGAATATAATTCTCTAGCAAATGCGGAGCAGTCAATACCTTTTTTTGACTCACCACCAAAGCGATAAGGTTTACCTATCCAGTCAAATATAAAGTCATGTAACTTTAATGACATTGGATTGACAGATAAAGCTATACCTGCAATTTGGTTCAGAAATTCAATCTTAAATTCGTTTAATTCTTCGGGCTGTTGAGTTGCCGACTTGTTCTGAGCTAGTCCTAGACTAGGTAATAGAACGATTAGTGTGGTTACTATACATATTCTTATCATCATACTCACCTAACACTAATATGATATTACATAGCGAATAGGATTTTATTGGTGACTAATATAAATATAATAAAAATTCTGTGAGTTATCCCTTAAGTGTAATAAGATTTATATTATTTCCAAAATAATTGAATTAATATAATTGATACTGATAATAATAGGCATGTTATTGTTTTCAAAGATAATGTTTCATCAAACCAAAGTTTAGACATAATAATAAAAACAGTCACTCCTATCCCATATCCAATTAACCTTGAAGGCCATAACTGCCCATCGTAAGCAGATACCATGTATTTAACAGAGGTTAAAAATAGATAGGAGATAGGAACGCCCAATAATGACATTAAAAATGGATGATCATGCATCCACTTAATCTTAAACTGACCTTGTAATTGAAAAAATGTTAATGCTTGGGCTAAGGCTCCAATTAACATACCATATACTAATTTCATCATAATTCTATCTTTACATATTTAATTCCACTATTAGTTTTCCTCATATTGTCTGGTCCTACTCCATTCCATAACTTCATGATATGTTCAATATCAGTTGGATTAGAGTTTTTATTGGATGTTATAGCAGTAAAATATTCCAATGTGTATTGTATTATTATAATCATAATCTTTATTTATTTAATTTTAATACTGAAATATGTTCTCATTAAATAATCTAAATCATCTTTCGCATCCAATGTAATAAATTTACTGCGACCACCTATGTGAAATTCAATTTTTTCATCTTTACCTATTGATCTATATTCTTTCCAATCGTAAATTGTCACTACTTCACCTTCTTCAGTTTCACATATCCACTCAACTGTTACTTTATCTTCACTAAAATCACCTACATACGTTGGTTCTCCTAATAATCTAGTTAAATCGTTAATTGAAGTTGTAATTGTTACGTCGTGGAATGATGT